CTGCTCTTCCGCCACCAACTTGTCTACTTGCGACATCTCTAGTTGAACCTGACCAAAAATCTTGCCAATCGTTCCATATAGTTCCAATTTCAACTCCTTGTAAACCATTGTTTGGAATTCCAGAAACTAACGTATCAAAACCACCAACATTGTTTATAACTAATTCTGGTCTTCTTTCTGTTTCTTTCCACTCATCACTTGATGGTGTTAACTCTATTGTACCCGACCAAGTAAAGACATCAAATGGATTAACATTGACACTCTTACTTGCGAAAGGTTGTGTTATTAAAGCAGTTTCAGTATAAGGTAATGTTAAACAATCTCCAGTTTTTTGATATGTTCCATCCGTTCTATCTGTTGCTAAAATAGCAGTACCATCATCATCTGCTTCTATTAATTGTACTGCGTCCTCATTGAACATAGGTCTTAATTGACCTCTTGCCATATCAATAGATGATTTGTAATCTATATTTCCTACATCACCTATATTGTGACCACTAAAGTTGTCTACTATAATTCCGTTTTTAAATCTATCAAAACCATTTGCGTCTTGTATTTGTAAATTTTGTGCTTGTGTTTCTAACAATGATAATTGAGTATAATATTCCATATTCTCAATTCTAGTTTCTAAATAACCAATATCTCTCATTGTATATCTTCTATTATCAACTGCTTTAATAGTAATATCATCTAAAGATAAAACATAAGATGGCATTTCTAAAGTATATAATAGCATTGCGCCATCTAAAGATTTTGGAACTTGAGGAACCAATGCACTTGCACCTTTAGAAACTTTAAAGTTTCCTTCTTTATCTAAAAAGATTTTATCTATTCTTGGTAAGTAGTATTCAAAATCAGAAGTAATATCTGATCCAAATTTAACCATATCAACTGTAGAAGCACCTGTGCCGTCATAAGAACGGTCTTGAACACCTGAATTTATTGTTGAAGCGTCATCTACTCTTGGTCTAAAATCTAAACAATCTCTTAATCTAAATATTTTTCCTGTTGTGTCAGAAGAATAATTTGAAATGTCTTCATAGTTAACAACACCTGCATAAGAGTCTACATCAAAATAATCTCCAGAACCGTGAGAGAAGTAATCAAAATTGACTAGTAATCTTCCTATTGGAGTTATTGCACCATTTTTTAATTTAAGTCTTCCAATGTCATAGAAGTTATCTCTTTGTCCTGTATCTAAAGTAAATCTATCTGTAATATCTGTATCACCTGCTATTGCGTCTGTAGAAAAATTAGCTGACATATAAACATTATTAATTTTATAAACGTCTGCTTTACCTAGACCACATATACCTGCTTCAATATTTGGTTGACTAGTTACTTGTACTGTTTGTGCTGAAGCTAAAGTTTTAGTTTTAGAACCTGCAACACTTTTATTAACTGTTGCTAATATTTTTACTTTATGTCCTTGATAATTAGTACCAAAAGTTAATGTTAAAGTTTTACCAGTTGGAGAACCACCTAATGTAAATATTGTTCCTGCTAAATGGTTATCACCACTTAAACTTAATACGGCACCAACTTCTCCTGATACACCTGCACCCATTGACATAATAGATACAGCATAGTCTGATTCTTTTAATCCACTAAATGTTTCATTTGTTCCTGCTGTAATTGTTATATCACCATTTGATGATAACGTTCCTGTAAATGCTCTTCGTACAGTAAAGTTTGTATCAGTTATTCCTGAATTAACATTTGTTTTTAATGTCTTAACTGTTTCATTTGGCATTTCAAATATTGAAATATTTTTACTTGGTTCTTTTACTGCACCTCGTCCTCTAGTAAAAGATGATTTGGTAACATCAGCACCTGCACCTAAAGTTACTGCAAAACTTGTATCATTAATAATATAAGCAACTTCATTTGTTTCTGCAAGAGGAGTATTTGTTATATATGTAATTTTATCTCCAATTTTTAATTCATCTGTAAATCTTGTACCAAATCCACTAATTATTTTTCCTGCACCTGCGACAGATAATGTACCTGTCATACTAACATTATCTCTCACTACATCAGCTGTATATGTTGGAGAACCTGCCATTGCAACTTGTTTAATATCAGAAGGACCAAAAACTGTAGCCGCTTTACGTCCTACTCTATCTGCTTGTAAAGTCGCTGTAGCACTTGATGTTCCACCTGTAATTGTTTCGCCTGGAAGAAAAGTACCTTGTACATTTGAAACTACTACAACACCGTGTGTTGCTGTTCCACCAGTACCAGGGTTTGTTGTATTAACAGGAGTTATTCCATCTGCGTGATACAAAAACCAATTATTAGTACCTTTATCTCTAACTACAAACGTTCCACCAGTAGTTACAACTGAATCAATTGCCCAAGAAGTTCCAACACCTGCAATTGTAATTTGTTGTCCATCTTGTAAATTGTGATTACTTGCAATTTGCGCTTCTGAAGGATTTGCTTGAGTTAATGTATTAATTGTAACTGTTTCTGTTGCTGATGATGATTGAACTGTACCAGTTGCACCAGACGGTGATGATACGGTTTCACCAGTTGTAAATGCTTGTGCTTCTAAAATATTTAAATGATTAAACATTTCTACATCAAATACATAATGTTTATAAACAGCAGTTGTTAAACCACCACTTGAAAAAATATTGTTTGTAGCATTACCAGATGAATATTCAAATCCTCTTGATTTTGCTCTTCCTATTAAATTGATACCTGCGTCTGCACCATTATTAGGAGTACCTCTAACAGCAGTTGCTGTTTTATGTAAAGTAATGTTTTTAAATGATTCTGAATCTCCTGAAACGAAACCAACATCTGGTGAACCATAAACGTTAGTTACGTTTAAGTAATTACCTAAACTAAATCTTGTTTTGAAATTATTTTCTGTATCAAAATCTCTTGTCTTATCAATATCAACAAAAGTTGTACCTATTGTTTCTAATTCATAACCACGAACATATGCTTTACCTGGTCCCATACCAGCAGCTATTTTAGTTGCGTCCCCACCTTGACCTGAAGTATAGATACCTCTATTATCTCCTGATATTAAGTGTTCTCTTAAATCTAAATCAAAATCTCTTAATGCATAATCACCTGACTCATCATATGTTCTACGAGCAAAAGTATCTTCTATTACAGCGTATTGTGTTGTTCTAACTTGATTTTGAATTATACCATTTTTTAATCTTAACAACTCTACAAAGTTTGCGTCTGCTGTTGACGCTAAAGATAGTTTTGATAAAGTTAAAAGTATTTTAAATCTATGAGCACCTGGAGCATTTTGATTTGATGTTCCTTGAGCATTATCATTTAAACTTCCATCTTCATTTGGAGTTACAAAAGATTCTGTAACTAATAATCCAATTCTATATGAAGGTTCGTTTGTATATTTGTCTAGTACTACTGTTTGTTTTGAAACTTCAACGTGATATCCATTAATGTAATAAACTCCTGCTTGAACTTCAGCAGCACTACCTGAATGCGTTGAAGCAACAGTCGCTGTAGCTGCTAAACTATTAATCGTGCAATTTAAAGTTTCTGTATCAGTAAACGCAACTGCTACATTGTCTGTTCCAGTTTTTGTATATTTTACAAATAATGTATCTGGATCAGTTCCATCAGCAATAGATACACCTACAACTTTTGCAATAACGCCTGAAGTTGCACCTGTTAATTCTACTCCGTTATATTCTGATAATGTTGAGTTTGATTTTGCGGAAAGTTTTACTGAAGTGTAATTTAAGTCGTACCCGATTTCTCCAGGTATAACCATAGCACCTTTTTCAAATAGATGGTCACTAACCCTTTCTACTTGGTTTTGTAATTGCGTCTGTGATTGTGTTAACTCTCTCGCCTGTACAGCAAATGCTGGTCTGAAAAGAACTCTATGAAATTTTTTATTTTCATTAAAGTCATCATAATAGGGCGATAAGTTAAAATCTGTTGGACTTGGCATTTAACTCCCCTAAAATTCTATAATCAATTTGATATTTTCGGTTTGGTCAGCAGCTCTAGTGATTGGCGCTCTATTTTCTACATAAACTATTTCACCTGAACCGTGGTCAATTTCCGAACTAGAATATCCGTTTGAAAATGTTTGACTATTAACTGTACCTGTTGTCGTAGCAGGTGTTAAAGTTGCGTTTGTATCTGCACCAGTAATAATATTTGTGCCACTAAATGCTGTCTGATTACCGTTAGTATCTACTCCCTCATCATTGTGTCTTGGTTGAATATAATATAATATTTTATTTGTTGGATCCCACTCTACAACTTTTCCAACTGCACCTGTGCTTGCTTGTGAAATTTTTTCGTCAACTGAAAATGTTAAAGTACTAGACGCACCAACAACTGCTGTAGTTGCTCTCAATGTTGAAGAAAATGGTTGTTC